CGGGCACCTGGTTGACGGGCACGAGCGCGTCTGGCAGGCGCTTCAAGCCGGGAACATTGACGTGCCGTACGTGCAAGTTGACGTATCCGAGAACGAAGAGCGCACCCTGTTGACCACGCTTGACCCCATCGGGGCGCTTGCCGATACCGACCGCGAGAAGCTCGCCGCGCTCATGGCAGACGTGCGGAGCGACGACGCAAGGGTGCAGGAGTTGATCGCCGGGATCGCGGAACGGGAGAACATCGTCCTGCCAGATGAGACGGGGCATGTTCCGCTTGAGGACGTGCCGCCCGAAATAGACCGCGCCGCCGAACTGCAAAAGGAATGGGGAACGGAACGCGGGCAGGTGTGGACGTGTGGCAAGCACCGCGTCATGTGCGGGGATAGCACAAGCGCAGACGACGTGGCAACGCTCATGGACGGGAAAAAGGCGGCGCTATGCTTGACCGATCCGCCATACGGAATTGGAGAAGCATACGACACTATTGACGACACCGAAGGCGAATTGGACAAATTGATCGCCGCGTTTTTGCCCTTGGTTATGCGCAATGCAGATGTCGTGTTGCTTACAAGTGGGAACAAAAACCAGCGAAAGTATCCCACACCGACGTGGGAATTGGGCTGGTTTGTTCCCCCTGGTGTAGGTAGTGGCCCGTGGGGATTCACGTGTTGGCAACCGATACTTGCGTACGGCGCTGACCCGTATCTCAAAAACGGACAAGGTTCCCGTCCAGACGCGCTCGTTTTGACTGAATCAGCGGACAACGAACTCGGCCACCCATGTTCCAAACCGCTGAAGGTTTGGACTTGGATATTGGAGCGCGGAAGCATATCGCGTGGTGATGTTGTCCTTGACCCGTTCCTCGGTTCCGGCACAACGCTCATCGCAGCCGAGCAGACAGGCCGCGTATGCTACGGCATGGAAATATCGCCCGCGTACGTCGCGGTGACGCTCCAACGATACAAGGACGTGACGGGCAACACGCCGGTGCTGACATGACTGCCGCCCGTCGCCCTGTTGGCCGCCCGCGCAAGAACATAAACCCTGAGCTTGTCGAGGCGCTTGCCCGGATCCAGTGCACCGACTCGGAAATCGCGGCGGTGCTGGACGTTAACGAACGCACGATACAGCGTAATTTTGCCGCCATCCTTAAAAAGGGCCGTGAAGCCGGCAAGCAGTCGCTCAAGCGGATGCAGTACAAGCTGGCCGAGGAAGGCAACGCGACGATGCAGATATGGCTTGGGAAGCAGTACCTCGGGCAGAAGGACAAGGTGGAGACCGAACACACTGGTAAGGGCGGCGGCCCGATAGCGGTGAACGTCTCGCACCGCGTGACGTCATTCGATTGGGAATCGTTCAGACAGGAGCTTGAGTATCAAAAACAGCGTGCTGTGGAGTCAGAGGGCGGAGGAGACACTCAGGGTGACGGTGCTTGAGAACCTGTACATCAAGCACGTGCCGCTCGCACGTCAGGCCGCCTTCCTCGTGCTGCCACACGAGGAGATTCTTTACGGCGGTGCCGCCGGCGGTGGAAAGTCTGACGCCCTGCTCATGGCTGCGCTCCAGTTCGTGCATGTGCCAGGATACGCGGCAATTCTTTTCCGCCGTACGTATGCCGATCTGGCCTTGCCCGGCGCGTTGATGGACAGGGCACACGACTGGCTTGATGGAACCGATGCTCACTGGAATGAAACACAAAAGACATGGACGTTTCCGACAGGAGCATCGTTGTCATTCGGATACCTGGACCACGAGGATACACGGTATCGGTACCAGAGCGCCGAGTTTCAGTTCGTCGGATTCGACGAGTTGACCCAGTTCTCCGAGACACAGTATACCTACCTGTTTTCTCGTCTGCGTCGGCTGGAAGGTTGTGACGTGCCGATTCGCATGCGTGCAGGAACTAACCCTGGCGGACCGGGGCACGACTGGGTAAACAGACGGTTCGGTTGCGACGGAAAAACGCCGCGTCCGGCTACGCGCTTCTTTGTTCCGGCGGTGGCGGCGGAGAATATCTATCTCGACAGGGAAGCCTATGCAACCGCCCTCGCCAACCTTGACCCGATAACCCGCGCGCAGCTTGCGAACGGCGACTGGTCAACGCTTGCCAGCCCCGGCGCGCTCTGGAAGTACGAATGGATTGGTGACAGTCGGCTTCCGATGGAAAAACGCGAGGAAATCCTGAAGACCGCGAAGCGCATCGTCGTCGGTATTGACCCTGCTGTCACCAGCACGGAACATTCCGACGAGAATGGCATCGTCGTGTGCGCGCGCGGTGCTGACAATCGAGGCTACGTCATCGCAGACCGTTCCATGCGCGGCTCTCCACTTGCATGGGCGTCGCGCGCGATCGGTGCGTACGAAGAGTTCGGGGCGGATCGCATCATCGCGGAAACGAACCAGGGCGGTGAAATGGTGCTTCATACCCTGCGCACGGTGCGGCGTGACGTAGTCGTTGATGGTATCGTCGCCCGGCGTGGCAAGGCATTGCGTGCGGATCCGATTGCGAGCATGTACGAGCAGGGCCTGATCTCACACGTCGGTTCTTTCCCAGAACTCGAGGGGCAAATGCTCTCATGGGTTCCAGGCGAAGGCGACAGTCCCGACCGCGTTGACGCGCTCGTGCACGCGCTGACTTATTTATTCCCACAGAACACAGAATCCAAGGTGTGGATATTATGAGACTTTGGCCATTCTCCTGGAATAAGCGCGAGACACGTTCCGCAGTCGTCACTGACTCCTTTATGGCAGACTGGATGAGTTCTTCCGCTGGGACATTGACAGGATTCAAGGCAATAATCGACACGGGTTACAAGCAGAACCCTACGGCGTACGGTGCTATCAGATTGATTGCGGACAACGTCGCACGAATCCCGTTAATCGTATACGAAGACCGAGGAAGCGAACTGGTTGAAGTGGGACCAAGTCACCCGGCACAGAAGACCATTGATCGCCCCAATGCGACGTACAACGGCGTACGGTTTCGGCAGGCGTTGATGACGGATTTGATGCTCGCTGGAAGCTACTACGCGCAGGACACGGTAACCAGCGTGCAGAGCTTCCAGCATTTCATTTATCGTCTTCGCCCGGATTGGGTGACACCGAAACTGAATGCACAGAAAACCGCCATTGAAGCGTTTGAATACAGCCCGAATGGGAGCACCAAGGGTATTCTGATAGCGGCGGAAGACGTCTTGCACGGATGGTTTATCGATCCGCTTGACGATACCAAGGGTTTTGCTCCCATCAAGGTGGCTACGGCGTCCATTGGACTGGCGAATGACGCTCGCACCTGGAACTCTTCCCTCATGGCGAATAAAGGGCAACATTCCAACCTCATAAAGGTGAACGGGGATATGCCGCCGGAGGAAGAGAAGGCGCTCCGCGAATCGTTCTCCGCGAAGTTCTCCGGTAAAGACAACGCGGGTAAAAGCATCGTGATCAGGAACGGAGAAATCGACGTCGTGCCATTGAATCTCAGCCCCGCGGACGTGGAATGGGTTGAGGGTGTGAAACTCACCTTGAGAGACGTCGCCACGGCGCTGTTCGTGCCTTCCGTTCTCCTGAATGACACGGAGAACAACACATACAGCAACTATTCCGCCGCAATCCGCATTTTCTACACCATGACCGTGTTTCCACTTCTGGACATGCTATGCGATGATCTCACGTGGTTCCTTGTGGCGCGGTTCGGAGATTCAATTCGGGTTCGGTATAACGCCGACGAGGTTCCCGCGCTCCAGCCGAATCGCGAGGAAAAGTGGCAACAGGTGCAGAACGTGGACTGGCTCACCATAAATGAAAAACGGGAGTTCCTCGGTTGGGGTAAGCTGGAGGAGCCGGACGCAGATAAGGTCTGGATACCGGCGACTCTGGTGCCCCTGGGCGCGGAGATACCGGATTTTCCGGATAACACCGAAGGGCGCGGCGGTGTTACCAGACTCGAAACCCGCGCCGCCAAGCGCCCTCGCGCGTGGCTTGCAATAGAACGCATGCGGTCGCCGTTGTACAAAAGCGTTCAGCGACGCCTTGCGGACTATTTTCGTGATGAATTGCGCGAACTGCAGGCGATGGTTCCGGAGTTGTCACCGGCAACGGCAGCGGATCGGCTGGAGGAGGCCGTCGAAAATCGCCGCGACGAACTTCAAAGGCTCATGGACGGTCTGAGTCAAAGTATATCTGACCGGTTCGCCCGCCATGAATACGAGCAATTCAAAGGAGAAACGAAACGCGCTGCCACGGATCCCTGGCAAACGTATATCTCTTCATGGATTGCAGAGAACGGCGCGCAATACGTAACGCACATCACTGAGACAACGCGACAACAAATCAGAGAGGAACTCACTGCCGGAGTCAACGCGGGGGAGCACATCCGCGAATTGGCCGCCAGACTCGAAACTCTCTATTTGACGCAAATCATCCCGCACCGGTCGGAAACGATCGCGCGGACGGAAGTGTTGAGCGCGTCAAATCTCGGAAGTTACGCCGGGGCGAAGGCAACGGGATTGCCTCTCAAAAAGCGATGGCTCGCCACGCCGGACGCACGAACCCGGCTTACGCACAGCATGGCAAACGGGCAAGAGGTGATGCTTGACGAGCCGTTCCATGTAGGTGGGTATGAGCTGATGTTCCCAGGGGATAATTCCCGTGGAGCCGGGGCCGAGGAAATCGTCAATTGCCGGTGCACATTGGTTTATGCTGTGGAGGGTTAAACGATGGACACATTCATGCTTTGCGGTGGCGGGAAGAAGAAAAACAAGGGCGGCAAACGCTGACGCGCCTGAAGGAGTCAACGATGGAGATACGGTCATACCCGATGGAAGTTCGGGCGCTGGAAGACGACGGGCATATCGTCGCCTACGCCGCCACGTTCGGAAACGTCTACGACGTCGGATGGGGCGAAAAAGAAATGATGGAGAAGGGCGCGTTCTCCAAGACGCTGAAGGAGCGTAAAGGCCGTCCAATACTCTGGCAACATGATCCGGCCAAACCCATCGGCGTAGAGTTAAACGCGTCAGAGGACGACAAGGGGCTGCTGGTGGAAGGGCAATTGAATCTCGAAGTCCAGGCTGCCAGGGAAGCCCGAAGCCTCGCTTTGCAGGGTGCGGTGTCCGGCATATCTGTGGGCTTCATTCCCATCATCCGCGATCACGACCCAGAAAAGAATCTCACGAGGATGAAGGAAGTCAAGCTCATGGAATGGTCGTTGGTGACCTTCCCGGCAAACGAGCGCGCCCGAATAAAAAAGGTGCGGGCCGGACTGGAACATTATCCGGAATCGCTGCTTTACGAAATTATCGGTCTGGCAAGTGACCCTGTTGTGAAGACGCTGGACCGTTCTCTTGTCACGCGTGCTGCGGAGGCGCTTATATCGGTCGCGGACAACCTTGCACTCGACGAGCCTTACGAGCCGGAGGATACCTCCACTCGCGACGCCGACGAGCCGCAAAACGAACAGCCGATTGATGAGATAGACCTCATCGCCCGCACGCTTGCAGAATTGGGTATCCACGCATAGGGAGACACAAAAAGTGGCAGAAGAAATCACTGTCGAACAGAGGAAACTGGCGGAAGAAGTCAAGAAACTCATGGCCGGGGAATGGGGTCCGGCTGTTGAACTTCGTGACCAGTTGAAAACTCATGGGGAATCCATCGCCGCGCTGGAAGAGAAACTCGACAGAGTTGCGAAGGACATGATGCCGATCCTGTCCAGCATCAACAAACCCCAGGTCGCGAGCGATGAGCCGGTGGACAAAAAGGAACAGGCGCGGCTTGCCGTCCGGGCGCTGGTGAAGGGCGCGTTCAGGCGCTTCGACGCCATTACTCCGGAAGAAAAACAGGCGTACGAGTTCACTACGCGTGCGCTGTCTGTCACAGGAGACAGCACCGGCGGGCTTATTGTTCCGGCTCCACTGGTTGATGAAATCGTCAGCAACGTGACGGAGATCGATCCGATTCGGCAGGTTGCGGACGTTGGCCCGACCACGAACGGCGGGAATGAGCGGTTGATCCTTCGCGTTACGACCAAACCGACCACGGCATGGACGGCGGAAAACGGCACGCGGTCGGTAGGCACCGACATCGCCTTCGGAACGCTGCACATCCCGGTGTTCGAAGAGTATGCGTACCTGCCAGTTTCCTACCAGATGCTGGAGGACACGAACATTGACCTTCAGGGTCTGATCGCCGGGTTCGTCGCGGAGGACTTCGCCGAGGAAGAGGGCAAGCACTTCGTCAATGGCACGGGCGCGGGCGAAGCCGAGGGATTCATGATGAACGGCGACGTCAGTTACACCGCCGCCGGAGAAGCCTCTACGCTCACCAATGGCGACTGCCTTATCAGTTTGTCGCTTGCGATCAAAGAGCCGTACCGCCGGAACGCGGTGTGGATCATGAACGACAGCACCTGGGCGGCCATTCTTAAAACCAAGGGCGGCGACGCGCAGTATTTGTATCGCATTGCCCTGTCAGATGCCTTGCCGAACACGTTGCTTGGCAAGCGCGTCCTGTCCAGCGTCACCATGCCGTCCATCGGCGCGAACACGTACCCGGTGATCTTCGGTGACTTCAAAAAGGGTTACGCCATTGCCGATCACCTGAGCTGGCAGTTCATGGTGGACGAACAGACTGGATTCACTTCCGGGGTCACGTACTTCAAGGCTCGCAGGCGCGTCGGTGGCGCGGTCAAAGTCGCCGAGGCGATCCGCAAGCTCAAAATCGCGACCTCGTAAGGAGGGATACGACGTGAAAATCAAACACATCGTACTCGGATTTTTCGGGGCGCTGTTCGTCACCACGCTCATATTTCAAGCGCCTATCCTGGCTTGGGCGCAGAATACCGCGCTGTGGTATGGGTCCCAGGGCGGGAAAGTGTGGACACTGGCAAGTGGTGGAACCATCACCGCGAACAGCGGGAGCGCAGTTACACTCGCAGGCACGAACACGATTTCCGGCGCGACGACGATCAGTGCGCCGTTCCTGCGTATCAATCCGTTCATGACGTATGCGAAATGCGGCGTGACGGCAGTTGCCGCAGACAGTTCGGCGAAAACCATCGCGGTTAGCGGACTGGTAGCCACCGATGCGGTGTTTGCGATGACTGCAGAGGACACTGCATGCGCTGTTGTCAGAGCATTTGTTGATACGCCCGGAAGTCTGAAAATCGTCGTCGCCGGTACTGTGACGTCTGACAACACGGACGGCATGAAAGTGAGTTGGTTCGCGATTCGACCTCAGTAATGAAAGGATAAACAGACGATGGCAAACCTCAATAACTTGATCAAGGTGGTTCAACTGAACAACACCGCCGACATCACGCATGCGGACGTCAAAAGCGAATACGTGGATCTGGCTGGATACAATGGCTGCATCCTCGTCGCATGCGTAGGCACCATGACTGGGGCGGATGCGTCCAACTACGTGGTGCCGACCGTCCAGGAGAGCGATACCACAAATGATGCTGATTTTTCCGCCGCAACGGACGTTGTCGCAAGTCCGGCATTCAGCAAGGTGGACAGCACCAGTGAGGACAACGTGACCCAGGTTTCGGTGTACACGGGTTCAAAGCGTTACGTCCGCATCCTCTGGGACGTCACCAGTGCAGGCTCCTATCCGACGGGTCCGGTCGTTGGACTTGCGATTCTGAGCAAGGCGCTGCGTGAGCCGCCGGCGGCTCCGACAACCGGGACGGCGGCGTAACATGCGGGTCCGGATTCTTCATACGTGCGCCGGGTCTGAAAACGGCGTAACGATTCGGTTCTATCACGAAGGACAGGTTCGGGAAATTGATGACGACCTCGCCAGGATATTCATCGAGGCCGGCACAGCTGAACCAGTGGATCGGGAACCATTGCATACGTGCGAAATGAAAGAACCTCTGCACGAGGGAGAATCCGTACCATTGACGCGTTCACGAAGGAAAACGCCACACAAATGAGGTGCAAAACGGGGCGATGGAAGTCGCCGCGCGTCTGAAGTCGCCCCGGCGCACCACGGAGTAATTCATGAGTAGTCTCGTCGTCTCCTCCGAGCCAGCCGTTGAGCCAGTCACGCTCACAGAGGCCAAGTTGTTCGCCAGGATAGACACGTCCGACGACGACGCGCTGATTAGTGCGCTGATCACCACTGCCCGCGCCCGCTCGGAGATGTATACCGGGAGGACGTGGGTGCATACGATATTCGACTACTACATGGACGCTCAGGAGTTGGCAAGCCTCAATTCTGGGCCGATAGTCCTTCCGACCTGCCCGTTGAAAACATCCAGCGTGACGGTGAAGTATTACGACTATGACGGCACAGAAAACACTTTTTCCGCGTCGAATTACTGGGTTGACCTGTATTCCGTGCCCGCGCGCTTGTGTCTCATGCTCGGGCAATCATATCCGTCAGCGATCCGGGAAAACAACGGCCTCAAGGTGACATTCACCGCCGGATATTCAGCGGATGCCACCTCGGTGCCGGAAGCCGCGAAGACAGCAATCAAAATCATGGTCGCTGACATGTACGAACATCGGGAGGACGACGCCATTGACAAGGCGGTAACGAGCATCCCGACGAGTGCGAAAATGGTTTTGTATCCGCTTAAAGTGCGGAGGTTCTGGTGATGGCACTGGCGAACATGGTGCCAAGTGGTCAAGCAATCCGGGTGAGCTTCGGGGTGACTGGCATTCCTGAGTTCACGCAAAAACTGGAGCGCCTGAAGAGGCTTTGTCCGCAAAAGGCTGCTGAATGCGTAAAGAGGACAGCCGTGGACATAGAAAGCGAAGCGAAACAGAACATAACGTCTCAAGGTGCGGTTGATACCGGTATCACCAGGGCGAACATCCTTCAATGGTCGGATGATGGTTACGCAACTGCCAGCATAGGCGTGTCGGCTTCCAAGGTAACCGTAACGCATATGAAACGCGGAGACACCAGGGTCGCCAGGGAAGACAAAAGCAAGATCGCACTCATCGCTGCGGTGATCGAGTTCGGACATGGAGTCATCACGCCCGTCCGGGCGAAGATGCTACGTTGGTTTGATAAATCTGGGAATCCCGTGTTCGCGCGTCGAGTAGGGCCGGTGCCGCCAAGGCCATTTCTCCATCCGGCATTCGAAGCGAACGCCCGTGATATGATTCCTCGAATCAGGGAAGCAATCATGGCGATCGCAGGCGGGGGAGCGTGATGCAGAAGCTCACGAACAGATTGCATGCTGGCGAATTGAGACACCGCCTGATGCAGAAGCTCACGAACAGATTGCATGCTGGCGAATTGAGACACCGCCTTACGA